AACCCACGTTAGATCACCTCGTTAATCTTTTTTGTATTTATCAAGGTTCAATCCATTTTTTTAATTAAATCACGAAGGGCCGTGGCCTTTGTGGCTGTTTCCGTGGGTGTGTCTGGCATTTTGTTAGGAGCAGTGGGTATTCCGCCACTTGTCGTATTTGTTATTACGTTTTTCTTCTTCAACGTATCCATAATGTTCTTAGTTTGAGCAACTACTGCGCTATCGTCGTCCTCATCGAGGTCTGTAATTCTTAATGTTTTTCCATTAAACGCTAGATCCACCTTGGAACCTACGCCAGAGCTAGAACGTGTCTTCATAAACTGTATCTGATATCGCCCAGCTTCTTTCATTGCTGCTGTTGTAAAGATACCAATTACGTTATCAGCTGTGTTTACTTTGGAAATACCACCAGCAATGTGGCTTGCGTCAAATTCGATCTCTTCGAACGATCCCCTGTTTAACTGTGATGCTGTAGCAAACAATACCTGCAGGTCTGCTGCTAAGTTTCTAAGTTCCTCAGATACGTATTTGTCCTTAATAAACTGATCACTAGGACTAACCTTAACAGATACAGGCCAGCACAAATCCAGATAGTCTACTAATAATGCATCTACCTTAACGCCAGTCTGAACTTCGTATTCTTTGATGTATGCTCTAATGTCATTAACTGTTGTTCCGCTGTTCATGTACTTTAAACGTACAGAACCTTTGTTTTTCTTCTGTGCGGATTTAACTCGCATAGCAACATCTTCCATGTTACGCAACACATCACGGGTCTCACAACCTGCTGTCATTGCGTCTAATCTCATGGCCGATAAGTTCTCGGACAGCTCAAGTGTAATGTACACCACGTTTAGTCCGTTTTCTGCCCAATTTAAGGCTAAATTTTGAAGGAATAAGCTCTTTCCTGCACCTGGTTGTCCAGCAAAGATTGTTATCTCGCCGCGGTTGAATCCACCGTATAGCTTCCTGTCGACTGACTCCCAGCCGGTGGACAGTAATCCACTGTTGTCGCGTATTGCCTGCAAACGAGATAGCGCGTCAGCATAGTAATCCGTTCCGAGGTCTTTCACAAGTCCAATCTGGACTGCTGCCTTAATGCTAGACTCAACTTCGCCGTATCTATTTTCTTCTAATAGATCTGGTGACCCGAGAATTGCAATCTCTAGCGCCTTGTGTCTACAAAACTTTTCGTATTGCTCAAGAAACCAATCTTTGTGGTGATCTGATATACCGTCTTCTAACTCGACAGTTTTTCCAGCAACGGCTTTAATCTGTGCCAAAGTTGGCATAGAGTTGTAATCGTTGGTGTGCGAGCCCAGAAACACAATTGTCTTTTTATTGGCTTCGCTATTAAAGAAATCGGGCGATGTAATACCCTTACACCGGATAAATAACTCCGGGTCAGTTACCATGTAACTTATAAAAAGATCTTCAACTTCCTTGGTATACGCCTGTATGTCGTCCATGTTTATCTAATTTCCACTTTAATTCTATCGTCGTTGGATTTCTCTCCGACGAATCTATTATTGATTTTATTGTTAGAATTCTTCCGAATTTCTCTACGGCTTTGGCAGGATCTTTTATGCCCAGTCCCCAGTCAGGGAACGCAACACGCCAACCGTTTTTTATAGCTATGTTTACTAAGGTGCCACCGTCTTTATCTTTGTCCGGACACACTATAATTATCTTGCCTAAACTGTTAAGCATCTGTATCTGGTCTTCGTTCATTGTGCTGTGACACGGACTAACACCGTCTGTAAAGTATGCGTCAAAGACACCTTCGCACAATATAATATACTTACGGTCAAAGTCGGACTGCCTACTGAGGTTGTACATATAATTATCAGGCATCTGATTTATGTACTTAGGAAGTTTCTTATTAGGCGGCTCGCCGAAGTACCTTCCTGTGTAACCTACGATATCATTCTTATAATAGAACGGCAGAGTAAGACGCTTGTTAAACATAAACTCTTTGTTAGGTGTCCAAAACAATTCGTCTAGCCTGCGAAAGCGGCGATTAACTGCATACTCTGCAACCCGCATAAAATTGGGGTCAGTACAACCGTCCGTTAGCCAATCCAAAATGCTACGTGAATCGACTGGCAACGACTTTGGTGTCCAATTCTTAGTGATTACTCCACGTAACTTTATTTCGGAATCTGCTTCAAGCGAATTCTGTTCTTTAAATAGTTCGAAGTTTAGTTTTTGTATATCGTACTGTGATATACCTAGCTCTGCCATGACGCGCTGGAACTTTGCACTAAGCGAGTGGCCTGGTGTAAATACTGCATCGTATCCACAGTTGAAGCAATTAATTGCTATCTTTCCATCCGGACTAAAAAGTACACCGAATCTGCCCTTGGTATCTTGCGACTCTCCTTTTAAGTGGCACAGCATACAATTGCGGCGTAACCACCCTTTAGGTGTCTTTCTAAGTGGGCCTAGGTGTTCTAGGAGAATTTCTTTGACTAAGTCTTGAACCATAATGCCTATTATAGCATATAGTTTAGGTTCTTACAAGTATTTTATTAATCCTACCAGGGAATTCTACTTCAGTAGACGGAGTCCACACAAACTTCAAAAACATAACATTTGCACTGAACGTATATGCTTCTGTTCCAAAGAAATCTATAAACTCAAGATAATCGGCGCCGGTTACTACCTGCATTTTAAACCAGTGGCCGCCGTTGGGATCTTCATAGGGGTTTATGTCCAATGCACCTAATACTTCTAATGTACCTGTAAATTTATCTTCTTCGCTTGTGTGAATCGAAAAGCTATGGGTCGACCAAGTGTGGTTCTGTACTCTGGCGCCCGGGATAGACGAGCTGTAATATGTATCAACTAACGGACCCGAACCTTGCCATAACAAACGAGTCATTGTCCACTCATCAATCGTGTATGTTGGAAGTGGAACCCGCTCTGCTTGGCCAGTCAATTCTATAGTGGCTACAATATTACTATCGAAGTCAGTGTAAAACGGAGTAGTAGTTGCATATTTTCCTACAGTGCTCGGTGCGAAGTCTTGCTGCCCTACAATTACCACCTCGTACAGTCCTTCGGCTAAATTTGCAATATCCCCCTCATCTAAGTCCAAAAACAACATACCCTTAGCAGTGTTAGTTCTGCAGGGGCGCTGCAATACAAGCTCTCTATTTTCAGTATTGAAAATTCGTGCTAGCATATCATAGTTGCAAATGTTAACTGGCTGGCGGTCAGGGTTGAATACTCTAAATTTTAGAATATTATCAACTCCTTTGTGGACCTTCATTGGTCTCTTATTCATGGGCGCATTATCCGTGTCTAAACAGGTTGTTTGATCGTCGTTTAACAACAATCGTCTGACATCGTCGTATAGGTATAAGTCGTTGAGTGATGTAAACATATAGCTATTTATCAGTATAGTTCAGTTTTTCGATTTGGTGCATTTCCATAATGATAAATAACTTTGAATGGAATTAGACAACATATCACAAAACTTCCCTTATCTTAGCTGTGTCCTTTATCAAGGGCGCGAATACGTTTGCATCATTCAAAATCACGATGATAAGATAATGAGCTTTTATGACTTCGAGTCATTACGCACTGCTGACGAAAAAAGATACTTCCTGGAGTGCGGCGATACATGGTGGTGGGAAAGTAATAGACTGTTGCCCATACACATATTCCTAAATGGCAAAATGGTACCTTTCCGATATTGCCTAAAAACTGTTGCGATGAAAGACATATCTGTTGTGTTCGGGCCAACTACTAGCTTAAACAATCTAATGAAGAAGCGCATTAAGAAGCGTCAAATCCAACTAGTTAAACGTGTTGATGACTAGCTTGCTCCACTAATAAATTCACCTGTACGACAATTGCCATTGCATAAGATATTGCATGGGCTCGCTTAAAGTAGTAACTTCCGTCAGTTGGCTTTTCCCATACTTCCTTCTCAATTACGTCCCATGTGCTATCAGCTAAATGCTTTTTAGATGGTCGCATAACTGCAAGTAACATTGCTAGCTGTTCTACACTCCTGGGGTGC